TCTATTATACCAGTAGCAAGAAATGGTGGACCTCAAGGTGCATCACTAGCTCCTTTGCCAAGATCTGGAGATTTCAATGTATCACAAATTGTTATAAATGATTTAAGAGTAAATATTAAAAAGACTTTGTTAGATGATACTTTACCACCAGATAATATGTCAGCTAGATCTGCAACAGAAATTGTAGAAAGAATGAAAGAATTATCACAAAATTTAGGTGCTGCTTTTGGTAGATTAATTACTGAAACTATGGTACCAATCATAACAAGAGTATTATTCATTATGGATGAGAAAGGTCTTATCCAGCTCCCTTTGAAGGTCAATGGGCTAGAGGTAAAAGTAGTACCAGTTAGTCCATTGGCTAAAGCTCAAAACTTAGAAGAGATAAATGAAGTTATGCAATTTTTCCAAATAGCAAACTCACTTGGACCAGGTGGTGTAGCAGAACTAAAACCAGATGCTATAGCTACTTACATAGGTGATAAGTTAGGTGTACCATCTAGCTTAAGAACATCTCCAGATGAGAAACAAGCCATCATCCAACAAAGTATGGCTATGTTTGATGCTCAAGCAAAAGCAGCTATGGAAGGACAAGCTCCCCAACAAGAAACTCCTCCTCCTCAAGAACAAGAACCAGCAAGTGCTGTAGAGGATGAGGTAAGTTCATAATGGCAAAAGTAGGATGGGAAGGCATTGAGGTCTTAGATAATCAAGCAAAACAAGAAACAAAAAACGAGCAGCTTGAAATAGATAAGTCTTATGCTAGAACATTTGAAACTGAGGAAGGTAAGAAATGTTTGAAACATTTAATGAGTAGAACATTAGATCAACCGACTTGGGTACCAGGGGGAGATCACACATCTGGATATGCAAGAGAAGGACAAAATAGTGTGGTCCGAGAAATAATAATGAGAATAGAGAGGGCAAAAAATGGCTGATGAAAATCAAAACGAAATAGTAGAAGAGAACCAAACTGAGGGATTGATGGGTGGAGTTCCAACAGAGGAACCTAAAACACCAGATCCAAGTGAAACTGAGATACCTCATAAGGAAGAGGAAAAGCCTCAAGAACAAGCTGAGGCTAAAGAAGATAAAAAGGTTTTAGAAAAACCAGAATATATTGAGGATAAGTTTTGGGATCCAGAGAGAGGTGTTAAAACTGAAGAGCTTAGTAACTCTTATAGTGAATTACAAAAACAATTCTCTATGGGTAAACACAAAGCTCCAAAAGAATATGATGTAACATCATTAGAAGATGTAGAAGATGATGATGAATTAAAAACATATTTCTTAGATTGGGCCAAGGAAAACAAACCTACTCAAGCTGCATTTGATAATTTAGTAAATAAATTTAAAGAATTATCTGTAGCTCAAGAAGAGGCAGATAGTATAAACATTGAAGAGGAAACTGCTAAGTTAGGTCCTAATGCTCAACAAATCATTGAAGGTGTAAAAAAATGGGGCCAAGGTTTAAAAGCTAAAGGTGTGTTCTCTGATGAGGACTTTGAAGAGTTTAAAGTATTTGCTGCTACTGCAAATGGTATCAATACTATTAATAAACTTAGAAAGTATTATGGTGAACAAACTATACCTACAGCTCCAGTAGATGTAGATGGTGCTCCATCAAATGATGAGTTATATGAGTTAGTAGCTGATCCTAAGTACAAAACAGATCCAGCTTTTCGTAGAAAGGTAGAGCAACAGTTTGCTAGAGCTTTTCCAGGAAAAGTAGATACTGGCGAAATATAGACTTGATATTTAATTAGAAAACGATTATTTTGTAATCAGAGATAACCAAAATTTCTTTTGGCCTTTTGACGAGTGGAAAGTACACTATGTCAGCCTGGCTATTTTACCAGACAACTGCGAGTAAATAAATAAATGTGTTAAACTTATAAAGGAGAAAACATGGCACAATCAATAACTAATGCTTTTGTTACTCTGTTTGATGCTGAGGTAAAACAAGCATACCAAGGTGAAAGTTCAATCTTGGGATGTGTAAGGCTAAGACAAGGTGTACAAGGGCAGACATACAAGTTTCCAAAACTTGGTAAGGGATCTGCTACTGCTAGAGTTCCACAGACAGATGTTACTCCATTGAATGTAACTTATTCTCAAGTTACAGCTACAATGAGTGATTTCAATGCTGCTGAATATAGCGACATTTTCCATCAAGCGAAGGTAAACTTTGATGAAAGACAAGAGTTGGTACAAGTTGTATCTAAAGCGATAGGTAGAAGAATGGACCAACTTATAATAGATGCTGTTAATGCTGCATCTGGTACTGGAACTGTAGCTAAAAATGTAGTTACATCTGGTTCAGCTGCAAACTCAAATCTGAATGTTGGAAAGCTAATAGCTGCTAAAAAAGCTATGGATGCTAAAAATGTTCCATTTGATGACAGACACATCATCATCCACGCAAACTCATTATCTGGATTACTAGCTGATGAGAGAGCAATCTCTGGCGATTTCGCTAGTATTAAAGCTCTGGTATCTGGAGAGATCAATACTTTCCTAGGTTTCAGATTTTATGTTCTAGGTGATAGAGATGAAGGTGGATTACCATTGGCAACTAACGACAGAACTTGTTTTGCGTTCCATAGAGGTGCAGTCGGTATGGCTGTTAATATGGCACAAAAAACTGAGATCAACTATGTACCAGAAAAAACATCATTCTTGGTAAATAGCATGTTCTCAGCTGGTGCTGTTGCTATTGATCCAGATGGTATCGTAAAAATAACAACTGATGAAAGCTAATAAGAAGGAGAATAATTATGGCATTTGATAAAACTGGACTTCAACCAATAGGTGGTCAAGCAAAAGCTGGTAATGCTCCTCAAATGTGGAGCTATACATCAACTGATGCTAAAACAGATATAGACGCATCTGGATACTTTAATGATGTATCTGATCTGTTAAAAGTCGGTGATTTGATATATGTACACGCATCAACTGGTGGTACGAGAACTTACTCGCTACACCCAGTAGTCAGCAACGCAAGTGGTGTTGTTGATATTTCTGATGGTACAGCAATATCGGCTACTGATAACGACTAATCAGAAAATAGACATGAGGAGGCCCTTTATGGGCCTCTTCATCTACTAAAGGAATACTATGGCAAGTGGAGATACAAATGTAACTATCTGTAATCAAGCTCTCACATTGTTGGGATCTGATACTATTTCATCATTTAGTGATACAACCAATGATGCTGCTGCTGTATGTAATAATCTTTATAATACAATTAAGAAAAAAACTTTATCATTATACCCCTGGTCTTTTGCTTTAGTTAAAGAACAACTAAACAAATCAGCTGGAGTTACTCCAGTTAATGAATGGACCAATCAATTTATATTACCAAGTAATTCTGTATCTGGTACACCTCTTGAGGTTTATAATTCTAGCTCTACTAGGATCTTGCCAATACAAAGTTACGAACTAGGATATACGAGTTCTGGTCCAGCTATATTTACAAATGAAGATAAGATCTATGTTGATTATATTTCTAATGTAATAACCGAAGGACTTATGCCTTCTTATTTTGTACAGCTTTTAGTTTACATGTTAGCCTGGCATCTTGCTGAACCAGTAACAGATCAAATAACAAAAGCAGAATACTGGAGAGGTGTAGCTTTGGGTTCTTTAACAGAAAATGGAAGGGGTGGGTATTTTCGCCAGGCATGTAATATAGATGGTAGAGGTAAACCAAATTATGCAATAGTAGATTTCCCATTGACAGATGTTAGATGAGCAGAGCAGTTACAATACAAACAAACTTTACTACTGGTGAGGTAGATCCTTTATTAAAATCTCGTATAGACATCAATCAATATTACAACGCATTAGATCAAGCTCGTAATGTTTTAATACAGCCTCAAGGTGGAATAGAAAGAAGGCCAGGATTACAATTTATATTTGAGGTACCAAGTTCTGCCAATCCACAAAATGGAATGAAACTTGTACCTTTTGAATTTTCAACTACACAAAGTTATATGCTTTTATTTGTACATAACAGAATGTACATTTTTAAAAATAAAGAATTAGTAACAAACATAAACTCAAGTGGTAATGATTTTTTAACTACAACTATAGGATCTACAGTTCTTGCAACTATGGATCATACACAATCAGCAGATACATTAATTGTGGTCCAGGAAGATATGGCTCCTAAAAAAATAGTAAGAGGTGGAGCTCATAACTCTTGGACAATATCAGATATATCATTTGAATTTGTACCTAAATTTAATTTTACTTCAACTGAAACTACTATCAATCAAACTATTACACCATCAGCTGTAGATGGAAATATCACAATAACTGCTGGTGGATCTGTTTTTACATCAAGTCATGTCAATCAATTTGTAGAGGCTAATGATGGTATGGGTAGAGCAAGAATTACAAGATTTGTTTCTGCTACATCTGTAGAGGCAGTAGTAGAAATACCATTCTTTAATACATCAGCTATTGCATCTGGAGGAACTTTTTTAGATACTGGTTATGAGGATAGCTTTTCTACATCAAAAGGTTTTCCAAGGACTTGTACATTCCATGAAGGTAGGCTTTACTTTGGTGGTGTTAAGTCAAGACCTAATACAATCTTTGCATCAAGAGTAGCCAGGTTCTTTGATTTCAATCCTGGTGAGGCTTTAGATGATGATAGTATTGAACTAACAATATCTACAGATAGTACCAATGCAATAACTGGTATGTTCTCTGGTAGAGATCTACAAATCTTTACAAAAGGTGGTGAGTTCTTTTTACCACAATCAACACTTGATCCTATTACTCCTACTAATGTTGTAGTTAATGGTGCAACAAGAAGAGGATCTAAAGAAGGTATCAAACCAGTAGGAGCTGAGAGTGGTACATTATTTATACAAAGAGCTGGTAAATCTTTGAGAGAGTTTTTATTTAGTGATGTAGAATTATCTTACATATCAAACAATATTTCTTTGTTATCATCTCACTTGCTAAAATCCCCATCAGATATGGCCCTCCGAAAAGCAACATCAACTACTGATGGGGATTTATTACTTATAGTGAATGAAACAGATGGATCCCTGGCTACATACTCAATACTTAGAGGACAGAATGTTATAGCTCCTAGTCTAAGTACAACAGATGGTGAGTTTGTAAATGTAGGAGTAGATGTGGACCAAATATATTTTACAGTAAAAAGAACTATTAGTAGTGCTGATAAATATTATGTGGAGTGTTTTAATGATGACAATACAACTGATAGTGCAAAATTATATAGTGGTGGTAGTAAACCATCTACAACAACTGTAACTGGGTTATCACATCTTGAAGGTAAAACAGTAAAGGTTATTGCAGATGATCAAATGCAACTTGATAAGACTGTAAGCTCTGGCCAGATAACATTAGATGCAGTACCTACAACTTATGTAGAAATAGGATTAAATTATACACCTACTATCAAAACACTACCAGTAGAGCTCAAACTATCTAGTGGTAATATAGTGGCCCAAAAGAAAAGAATAGTAGAGGCAACTGCTAATTTATATCTCTCGCAAAATCTTACATTAAATGGTAATGATTTATTATTTGTAGCTGGTGATTTTTT